ACCTTGTCGCTATCGCGCCCGTTCCAGTAATCGGCGGGCACGACGGCGACGCTGGCATTGCCTAGCGCGGTCTCGTTTGCGGCGGCTTCAAGGGTCGGGGCAGAGTAATTAAAAGTACATTGCGCCCGGTCGCCGGTATTGCGTTCGGCCCATAGGTGCGGGGCAAAATGCGTGAACAAAAAAGCAAGCCCGCGTTTCGGTACGGAATGACGGACGGCGCTTTCATACTCGCGGTCTATCTCGCGGGTTTTCGTTTCGACCGGTTTAAGGGGGCAGGTGTCGGGGCACGTTCCGTACATGTCGCCGGGGGCGGCGCGATACGTTCCAGCGATCCCGGCGGTTTTTTTGGCGCGACTCGCGGCGATACAATTAAGCATTTCTCTTCCCCTTTCGGATGCGTTCAAGCAACAGGCGTTGCGTTGTGGCGGCGGTTGGTTTCGGGTACTGGCCGAACCGGGCCGGGCCGTTTTTCTTCGACCGGGTGCGGTAGCGGTTAACGAATTTTGAATAGCTTTTATACATTTGGTTTTTCTCCGTGGTATGGGATAACTCGCATACACTAGCGTAAGAAAAAGCCCGGCGTCAATACCGGGCTTAATCTTTTTTCAATATCGCCGCCGCGTTCGTCGTCGCATTGCACGCGGCGGTTTGGCGTTCGCGTATTTTTTCCAGTCGGGCCCGTATAGCAGGCGGCCTAAAATGCTAAACAAAAACATCATGCAGCCTCCGCCATTAAACGGTCGGCAATTTTAGCAAGCCGCAATATCTCAGTGCGGGCGGACTGCTTTCCCTCGTCGCTGTTCCCATGCTCTAAAATAAACAAGTGCATAAGAGTAGCGGTTTCCCATGACGGGGTCGCGTCAACGTATGTCGTTTCTTCCATCACGCGGCCTCCGTTTCGGACACAACCTCGCAGTCCCAGACATATTCGCTTTGCCTTTCAACCCCGGCAAGCTCCAAACGGTCTTGGTCGCGCATGTTTTGAAAAAAGTAGGGGTCGTTCTCGGCGTCCGGAAAAAAATTTCCATAAAGATCAAAGTACGTTCCAAAACATTCTTTGTCGTACGGATCGGACAGATCTATCTCGGCGACGTGCGTCTCTACCTTAACCTGTTTGATTTCAATTTTAATTTTCATCGCTAAATTTCTCCGTGTCTTTGCGATTGATGCGGGATGTAACAAAAGCTATTGCGCCGAATATCACGAATCCCGTCCACGCGATAATCAGGTAATCGACGGCAAAGCCGGTAATGGCGTCATACTCCATGTCTGAGTTCCTCCGTAAGGTTGTTAGACTCGCCCCTTATATGGGATCTTATCGGACATATCAACCCCATAATTTCATCCCAGTTATAGGGCGCTTCGACAAAGAGATCGGGCGAGCAGTCGGTGCCTTCCATTCGAACGTCGATAGCCTTGGAGGCGTGGTAGACCCGAACAGTGTCGGTCTGCTTCGCTTTCGACTGGCGGACCAATATCCACGCGCTGCCGTTTTTGTGAAGGTCCATCCAAGTCACCTGATGCGGCGATAACTCTATCGCCTTTCCGCCAGTGTGCTTCAATTCGACAAAGTGAAAGAGACCTAACTCGTCTTGAATTACAACGTCAGGAACTCCCGGCGTCGCCCACGTCTCCAGCCTCGTCATCGTCAGCTTCCGGCTGCTCTTCGATATCCCCTCCTTCATGGTCTTCCACAATCCGCTTTCGCGCTTTGCGGCGGTTCGAGGAATTGTCCGGCTCTTCGGGAGTGATGTCGATGGTGATCGGGGCATAGCTTTGTTTTATCTCCTCCAATGCTTTCAGTACTTCGTCCTTGGACATGGAGTCTATCGACCCGTGCCGGATCTCACTCTTGCTGACGTAGATGTCTCCCTGCGCCTGACCCCGCCGGTATTCTGCTTGAACCGCTGCACTATAAGCGCCGTTCTGCAAGGCCATATCTCGGATCGTTTGCAGGTCGCGCAGATGCCGCTGATAGGTTACCCCAAATTTGGCGTCCAGTTCGTCGCGGTAAGACCGGATGGCCGCCACAACATGCGGGGAGCGGTCAGGGTTAGTAAGCTCATAGGCTCGGCTGTGTGCGCTGTTGGCGGGGTAGCCAGCGTTGATGGCAGCCTCCCGCAAGGTAATCTGGCCGTCCTTGCTGACCAGTTCCTTGACAAACAGTTCTTGTTTTCGAGTCAGCTTGGTATTGACGCTGACCTTCTTTCGGCCTCGGGTCTCAACCCAGTTCGGGTCGTCCGATTTGCGTACGGTTTTACGCGGCATAACAGGGGTTTCTTTCGACAGTTAATCTGCACTAGGTTTGCCACAAAAACGCTATTATATATAGGGCCTAAATCAATTTTTTGACAAAACCATTCGCTCGCGCGGGTTATATCGAATATTCCATGGAACCCATGGAACCTTTTTGTCTCTCCATGGAACCGCTTTTTTGTTTCAGTTACAGTGGGTTACGCCAAAAGGTTCCACGGTTCCACCGGTTCCACGCCAAAAATATTTTTTTTCGGAAAAATAATTTCAGCCCTATATATAATAGGGAAAATTAAAACAGATCTCTGAGAAGAACCGTGGGCCGTGATTGGTGGTCTTTATCCCCTAGTTAAAGAAGATATTTCCGTTAGGTAGTTGAGTAGGTACTCCCCCAAATGCTCCGTTACCTCGGCGTCGTCTAGACCGAAATAAGGATACTCGTCGTACTCGGCACTAAACGTCCATGTTTTGGGGTCCGTTTCCTCAAGTTCACAGACTTTATGTCGTTTGCCGTTTNTTATNTTAATTAGTTCGTATTTTTCGAGTTCGTATTTTTCCATNGGTTTTCTCCTTATGAAAAGCCCACGGCTCATCTCAGGGATCGTTTTAACTCCAACCTGTTAAGAGACCCGTGGNCCGTGATTAAGGGTTAGTGGTCGTTCAGTTCGTCTANGAGTTCACGCAGGTCGTTTTCTGCGCTTTCTTTCATCCACCGCGAGACATCCTCCTCGATGTCGTTAAATGTCCGGTTCATCCATTCTTTATGGTCCGGGTGGTCCGGATTTATGTCGCCTTTTTTCATCGGCCTGATGGTCTCGCAATCAACCTCAAATTTGAGATCGATGATCCGGCCTTTGCAGAAGAACAACCCTATCGGGGTTGGCCTGCCTTTCGGGGTGGCTTCATACTCGAAACCATCAAACTCACGTGGGTTGAGCGTGTCGCTTGGGCCGTATAGTACCCTAACGGCGATTCCGCGCTCGGGATCAGGAGTTCTAGGAGTATTGGCACCGTATTCTTCTACTGCGTTTTTGATGGCAGTTACGGGGTCAAGGGCCTTGGCCCACCCTCCGTAGTTGCCGCCCGAGAGGGCGAGGAAGGTGTATCCGTTTTTGAGTGTATAATCTGTCATTTGGTTCTCCGTAGTTCGAGGCCCACGGGTCACTCAACAGGTTGGTTAGAACTAGCTGCTCAAAAGAACCGTGGGCCGTGGTTAATTCTTAGCGGTAAAGCTTACAATTAAAGATTACAGAGGTAGTCTTACCGGTCCTTTTCATCCCGTTCCCGGGTTTCCCTAAATCGTACCGGCTTTCAATGCCCATTCGTTGGTTTCTACAAACCCACTGGGCAGCCAGACCCTCTCCTATATCGAACTCAAGACCATCGTTATGCCACTGATCCCCCGGAGAAGTTTCTCCGTTCATCTCAAAGGTTTCAACAACCGTCTGTGGGACGAACCCTTCAAATTGCCACTCTCCGTCGTCGGAGGGTAATCGAAAATACACGTTCCAAACTTTGTNTTCTGNTGCCATGGTTTTCTTCCTTTCATAGCAAAAGGNCCACGGCTCATTCGAGCAGCTAGTCGTATTCACAATGTCCAATAGCCTGACGCTTTCGCCGGGGGTCAGAGAGGCGGCCCTAGTCCGCTTCGCCCCNGTCTGGGCATTTCTTATTATGTCNTATANTANCACANNTTATCCCATATGTAAANNCGACCTGTGGATAAATCTGTGGATAACTTNCACTTTTCTGTGGATAACTCTATTCATTANTGCATATCAGATATGCAATAACTGCATACCTCACTTAGNNTCATCCCATTTGANCTCGTCCCACTTATCGGGGTTCAAGATCATCGACCAGTTGAAAGCCAGCGTTATGCGCTCTTCTTTTTCTGAAGGACCGACAGAGTGNAGGACGTGACCCGGCAAGGTGATTACGTGACCGCGGCGGTTACAGAAGGTAGATCCCCCGACTACGATTTCTGAATCATCGAAATAAATCACTGACGCATAGTCTATCGTGCCGCCGCAGTGATCGTGTTCCACGACGGTCTCGTTTGCNTTNAATACGTTGCCCCAAGAGTCTTTGACATCGATGCCACGAAANGCCCTCTCGTTCAATGCGCCGGAGGCCTGAAAACGCTCGGCCAGCATGAGGAGATATTCATGAAAAATCGGATCGTCATTGAACTGCCGCCAGTCAGTCATCTGGCCGCGCACGTTCGTAACGTAATCCATCGGGCCGACGCTTTCGCGTATCTTTCTTTCGAAATGCTGGAGGTGCGCCTCAGATAAAATCCGGCATCGAACGATGCGGGTCGGCGCTAATATCCAGTGAGTTTCNACAACTTCCATAACAGTCCTCTAAAAAGGAGGGAGGAGGGTATGACGGCACCCTCCTCCTGCGGTTGTAGCCTTCGCCCGTCTAACTTCACGTCGTCAATACGACGCGGAACCCAGAGCGTTGACGGATTTCCAGATCCGCAGGTCTACTTCATTACTTTCACACCGCGTGAGCAAAAGCCAATATCGGGTTCCTCCAAAAATTATTCCTTACGAAAAGTATCTAACGATACCACGTTATTTTCTGTATCCCGGCGCTGCTTCGGAGCGGGGATGTCCAGTTCCTCCCATTTGACCTCATCAGTAACGAGAACAGGCTTACGAGCAAAACTGAAAGGCACCGACGGGTCTCCGTATTCCTTAATTGCATCATATGGAATTGTGAGAAGTTCTGTTTCACCAGAAAATGTTAAAACAACCTCAAATTCCTCGTACCCTACTTCACCCAAAACAAATTGATGCTGAAGAGCAATCACCAATTCTTCCGGCCACTTTTCCCGCAACTTATCCGACATAACGACCCCCGTTTTTGGGCCGGTAGAGATGGTGAGATAAATGGCGTGATCGCCCTTCAATCCATTCTCCTTAACCTCGGCAAGGATTTCGCGAGTGAATGCCGAGAGAGCGCCCTGCATTGCCTCTTCCAGACGTTCTTGATAACCAAAAAAATCTGTGGAATTTGCAGTATTTGAAAACATAGTTTCCTCCTTTAAATATACCACTCGACTTTCGAGCAGTTTCTTTCAAGTTCCGTGGCCCGCGCTCGGAGACGCTCGGCCTCCGCTTCGTCGCCACCGGTCCACTCCACGTCCGTCGCACGTTCGCGCAACTTACGGACTAGATACTCGTTCGTTACGAGACGCAGCCCGAAAAGATCCTCGGCGCTACTCATTTCGAGTCCCGGTAAAGAGTTTCTTCTCTGTGAGCGATTAGAGCCTCAATTACCTGCCGACGGCTGAGCTTGGAAATTCCCATGCTAGCTTCAAGGTAAGTGCGGATCTCGTCCAGCCTTTCGGCTGTTCCTTTCGGGAGGACAATTGTCACCCCCACATACTTCTTATCCATGATAACCTCCGTGGTTTTGGAATGGATCATGGGATCATATGCGATTATCTTTTACCCTGTCAACTCCCTTTCTTCGTATGCAGCATCAAATGCCGCCTCTTCCATTCGGAATTGCTCCCGTTCCAAGTCCTCTACATAAGGGTAAATTAGAAACTCTTTTATCGGCCACTCGTAGCTGCGCTCCACGTCGTACGGGTCGTTGCGGTCGGTTCGGCCCCAGTTAGAGACGCCGACTTCTCCTTTACTCAGCATGACTTCCAGCGTGTCCACCTCTGGGTTGATGCTATAAAGGGGCATCCACCCCCATGCGTCGGTCCAGCCCACGACCAAAACCACTGAGATACCGTTCTCCCTTCCCAAGGCAATAAGACTGTCGATCTTGTTGGCGGAAACTAGGTAAGTTTCGTACTGACTGTGAGAGATCTTTCGCTTCTTCACCTCAAAAACTATTGGCGGATATTCCGTTGAATAGTCGTATGGAGAAAGATCCGCGGCCCGTGCGTAGGGGGGCGGGGAAATCGGATTGAGACGAAACACCGCCTGCTTAATGAGGCCCTCCTGATTTGTCAGGTCATGGGCTGTTTGGTAAATAGGACGTGACATTAGTCCTCCCTGAATTATTAAAGGTCGCTGCTCTTAGCGGTCCAAGATCCGTGCGTCAACAAAAAACGACTAAAACGGAATCCAGTTAAAGTTGATAACCCTGCGATACGGCACGTCAGTCGCGGTCCAAGATCCGTGGCGCACGTTCGCTGGAAACTGAACAAGTCTGTTAGCNACCGAGTTTATCTTTTCTCCGCCCTCAAACTCTGTCGGGCCGTTACAAGTGTCGAGATATAGAATAGCGGTCNTGCAGATGTCTTCTCGGTCCACATCTATNTGAAAGCCCCCGAAGAAAGGTTCGTCGCCTGAGTAGAGCAAAAGATTTGCTTTAACCCGAATCANNGCAAAGGCNTTTATCTTCTCGAATACAGGCTCAAGTATCGGTGCCTTATCCGATTGCCATTCGCCCGCCCAGTAAAAAACGTGNCTGTGCTGGTTNTTACGGAGATAATTTTCTGGACCCAACTCATTCAAATTATTCAAATGATGCTGCCACAAGAAGTTCGCGCCGGGTTTCATGGCATCGTTTATCGACGAAAAATCGTTGGGGTTTAAAAAACTATCAGTTACCTCAAGCTTCGCCATCTCGCACCACTTGATCTTCTGTAAGAAGAGCAATGTTACCGGAAATGGATCGCCGTAAAAATTCAGGATGCCCGTTGTTCAGGCTCTCGCTAAAAGGGTAGACCATGTGGTTTAACCAGTGAGGAAATATTACAAAACGTCCCGGCCTTGGGTCTAACGACAACACTTTAGAGGTTCTAAGCTCCGCGTGAGAAGTCTGAAGTGTCGGTCCGTTAACAAACGTNATGCAGCCGTCGAGTTGACCAGACGAGTTTTTAAGATNCGTGGCCTCNNTGTTACGCATGTTTTCAGGCACGACAGTCCAGAAAACAAAACTTAAACCTGCGGCTGTTTTTTTGCCGTGGTCGTGAATGGGGTTGTAGTCTCCGGGNTAGCTATCGACCACCCATGCCTCGTAGCAATGAGCCGCAGTGTATGGAATATTGGTATCTTCCTGCATTGCGTAAAATCGGTGAACATACTGCATTGCCATGCTTTCGGCGATTCCATAAACGCCATGAAAAGGGTCGCAATACTCTTTATCNAGATATATCTGCTCCCCTTTTGTTATCTGTCCAACAAGGCAACCAGAGTAGTCTTGCTGGTTTTTAGCCGACTGTATTTCGTCAATCTCGTGGTTGACACCGGAATAAAACCANAGAGGCAGGGACGTTTCTAAAATCATAAAATCCATCACCGCATGTGTGCTTATGTCTGCGTTGAAGGTGCCTTTGTAGTTTCTTTCCGGTTGACCAAGGTCTCTGGCTGCGCCGCCCGTTTTTTTGGCAAAGACTTGTGCTTTATCCATATTACTCACTCTCCATATCCTCGTTATAAAATGCCAGAAAAAGATCTTTTGCGGTTCCGACTCCCAGAAAATACAGTTCCGGCTTCTTGTCTATNCGTGACGCATAATTTGCTGCTANTGAAATAATNGCTTGATAAGACAAAAACTTTGCCAAAGGCTCCGCCAGATGAACGTCTTCGTCCATAGAGATTCGGTCCACCAGACGTCTCTCCCATATGCCGCAGATTTCATCGTGTATCGCAAACTTCATTTCATCGGCCATGTCTTGGTAAACATCCTCTGGCGTAATCCCCTCGGGAAGATCCTCTTCAGGCTTTTTCTTAGGCTTGAAAGGTATGACGTTGTTTGGGGGTTTTTCTGTTTCCCGATCAGCCATTATTCGTGGTCCTTACTACTCGTGCTTTAGTTCAACGCCTCTACGATAGCCGTGGCGTCAGGATAGTCTTCCCGCACCTCGTCTACCGTGTCGTAGCCCCACTGATGAAGTATCTGAACGCGTTCGCCGTCGCATTCAGGGCACGACCGGGACACCTCCAGCGTCTCGTGAGCCCTCCACACAATCCTGCCGTGTCCCTCACACCGAGGACACGGCACCTTAATTACAAAAGTAGCCATCAAAGAAACAGTGTTCGAATCAGGTTTTCGAGAAAAATAGTGATTAGCTGTTCCATGTCTTCCTCCTATTTAAACGCGGGCCCGGTCACCCACCCTACAAGTGAGTGCCGTATGCCCTTGGTTACGGGGGTTACTTCATGTAGTGCGTAGCTTGGAAAGAACGTGATAGCGCCTTGGTCGCGGGCCGCGGGCTCTGCATCGTTGTCAAAATGAACAATCAAGTCTCCGCCTTCGTACGAGTCCGGCGGCGATAGCTGAACGCTAAAACTTAATTTACGGTGGTCTAAGGTTTCGTTATCGCGCACACCGGCATCAATGTGGCGACCATAAAAACCACCGTCCCCATTTTCATATGTTCCGAACTGAAGGTTCTGGATGCTTCTAAGGTCGAACTGGAACCCGCTTTCGTTAGCAGCCACTACCTCACCACAAAGCGTTTCAAATATCCAGCGGTTCTCTGGCACGTCGGAGTAAAGAAACTGAACGTCTGTCACGCGTACCTCGTCATTAACAACTCCGGATCCAACCTCCGCTGGTTTTTTCTCGGAAGCGCGGCCTTTCTGTTCTCGACATGCNGACACTATCTCAGCGCACTGACTAACGCTGAACACGCCCCGCTTATGAAAGGTTTGAAAGTTAGGTACTTGATACAGCCCCCATTGAAATGTGTGAGTTTTTTCAACGGGGGCAGGTTCTTTCACAGGCTCTATTTCATCAAAATACGCCCGCCACTCAATATGCCAGTTTTGCTCAAGCGGGCCTCTTTCAAAGACAAAGTCTTCGTCGTAAAAAACGGCCACGCCGGGGCGCATGTTTATTTCCTTGCCCGAGGCAGTCGTTATACCCCAGTCTTTCCATACGCCCTCGCAATGAGAAGACAAGCAAAGCTTCAGNCAATACCTACGATAATCAGCTTTTGGCGCTTTTTCACGAAGACCTCCAGAATCTGGCGCTTTTATCAAAACACATTCTTGAGAGTTNACGACGAGACTTTTTCCGATGGAGTCCCCCAGCTTCTTTGCAGCCTGCTCTGCGTAGGCTTGCAGCATAGACGGTTCTTTTACCTCTGACCTTGACTCAATAGAGCCGTCAGCGCCCACTTGAAAAAGAGCTTTGACAATCTTTCCTCGTTCATCGCTGGAAATGAGATTGTCCATNTCTATCAAAAGAGGTTCACTCATCCTCTTTGCACCCGCTTCCACGCAGCACGAAGAGCCTCGGCCTTCAAGTAACTCTCAGGGTCTTTCAACCCCCCACTATTTTGAAGGCGCTCAGATTCCATTTTAACAGCCTTGTCTACCCACCGCACCGCTGTAGCGTAATCCTGAACCTCTTCAACGGCGTTTATGTATCTGCTTTCCATTAATTCTTGATCCTTTCTCTCATCAACAGACTTCGAATTATCTCTGTTTTCGCTACCCCTAACTTAGAGGATTGTTCGGNTAAAAAGTCATAAAGGTCTTTTGGGAGGCCCAAGCTTAATCTGGCTTCCGACTTCCTCCCATAAATGGAAGAATTGTTCACTCTGACAACATCGTTAAACCGGTTCTTTACCTCAATGTTAAACGCACGCGCTTCGTTAACAATCTGCCTTTCGCTTTCTAAGAGTCCTCGGATTATCTCTGCGTTCGTTATCTTTAGCGCAGAGGATTGTTCGGTTAAAAAGTCATAAAGGGCTTTTGGGAAGCTTACGACTGTACGTCGATGGATGGTATTTCCCCCAAACCTTCCGCTGTGTGAA